CGGCACCGACTTCCAAAGGTTGAGGTTGATTTACATTTCCGACTTCGTAACCATTTGGCATTGCTGCAATGATTGAAATCATCAATGTTTCGAGATTGTCCAAAGCTGCGGCATTGTTGGCATAAGTCACAACACCAGTCACAGTCAGATTGACCTTGACCTTTGTTGTGTTCTTTCCAATCAAAACGCTCTCCAAATAAGGTGCCGCCGGAATCAAGCAAATTGATGGGCTGGTCATTGTCTCTGGGATGCCGTTATAAACATTGGCCGCAATCGATGAAAGCGAGTTTTTGAGAGGCGTGCGGATCGCTGATTCAATGCTCATTGGCACATCGTTTCAACATCAATAAATGGGCCTAAGAGGCCAATGACTCTATTGGTCAAGCTGCGGCCGAGCACAAATGGTGCCGGCTGAAAATTATCTGACATGATCTGATTGCCGGGAGCTGTAATGCTCTGGAAAATTTCAACCGCCACAACCAAGATTGCATTTTCAATTGGTGGTGTTGATGCGTACAAAGCCGCTGCCGATCCACCACTCAATGTCGCTGTTGCCGCTGGGATAAACGGCAATGGATAGGTTCGATCAGCTGCCGCTGTTGCAGCTGTGAAAAGGTAAGGCTCAATCCGATCATCGGTGACTGTGTAAGTCGCGCTGTAAGCTCCGGCCCCGGTAACAACAACAGATTGACCCGGCACAAAATAATTTGGCCGCATTGTGGTGAAATAAATGACGGAATCACTCACATTGGCAAAAGTCACCGATGATTGGTATTGCGTAAGTAAAGGCAAAATCGTTTGCTCGGCTGAATCAATAAATGAGTCAAGCTGTGCATCAGAATACAAAGAAACCGAGACACCAAGAATCGACCTTAGCTGTGAGGCTGTGACAATTGCTGGCATCTCGGTTCCTTTCGTATCAACAGCGTTCGGGAGCGACCGCCATCGATGATTGATTGTTAATTAAGCGAGGTTGTTGAACTGTGCACCATTTGGCACCTTGGCAGCTAGTGCGCCATAGCCGTAGTACAGGATGTCAATTGTTCCATCGCTGTTGATGTTTGTGCGTAGCGTAAAGCGTGGAGATTCGTACCATGTGTATGAATCTGGGTTCACAACTACCATTGAAGAATCGCCATCGGCTGTTGTTGTTCCAGCGTTACCAAATGAGCGTGAAACATAAAGATTCAGACCCGGTGAGACTCGGCCTTGCAATCTGTCACCGCGAACATCGCCAGCCTGATTTGATGGCTGTGCTGCGTTGTAAAGTGGTGTGCCGTTGTCGTTGTAACCCATGATGTTTCCCCATTGTGTTGGAGAAACGATTAATGAGCGAGCAAATCCAAGTGAATTTTGATAAACAGCGGAAGCTGCCTGAGATGTGTATCCAAGGAATCCGGTTGCTGAATTTGCTGCCTGTGCTGTTGTGGTAGTGACTGCCGCTTGCATTGCTGCCAATGCATACTCATCTGTCTCTTTTGCATAAGCAAATTCGAGATTCTGAAGCAAAGCTGTTAGATACTCTGGTCGGCTGCGGTCGATGAGCTCTACTGTCGAGATAGCGCGACCTTTGAAAGGCTGCACGCTAACTGATAGATAAGTCGCTGAAAGTGATGATTCTGTGATTGCGCCATTTTCTGCAATTGGCAAAACTGTTGGCACAGCTGTGACACGAGGAATTTCAAATGTCATGCCTTCGCTCACTAGAGTTTCACGGCTGATGCCATCGATTGTTCCGCGATCTGCATTTGCTAGCGCATTGACAACCTGTGTGCTCTGTGGTGTTGGCACCATGCCCGGAGCTGTTGAGGTTGTGTTATCCGCTGCCTTTACATACTGGCGTGAATCCTCATCATGCAAAATGCTTGCCTTGAGGTAGTGCTCAAGGTATGAAACCTTGTCCACAATTGGTGAGCGTGGTGCTGTGTAGTAAGCCGGGCGGGATGCTTGTACAGGTGCGACCTCTGGAGCTGCTACCGGTTCAACGGCAGGAGCTACTGGTTCGGTAGTGTTGTCCATCTTGTCTCCTTCATTTGGGTTTGTTGTCTCTGTAACTGTTTCAGTTTCAGAATCCTCTGATGCGGCTACCTCTGAGACACGAGCTGATCGCACAGCCGGCTCTGTAACCAATGCAACGGCTGTGAGCTGGCCATTGATGACCTTCATTGTGCCGTCCTTTTGCATTTCATAATTGTCCACAGCCAACTCAATTGAGAATCCATCGCGTAGGCCTTCCATCGCCTCTGTCAATGCATCTGTGCCAGCTGTTGTGTTAGCAATCTTGAAAGTCGCTGTCATTTCTTTGTCGTTCACACTCATGGCAATGCTTTTGCCAATTCGGCGTGTGTTGTCATGTTCCAAATTCAAAAAAACATCTTGTGGCTGGATTGATCCACGAGCAAAAACAACCTTGCCGGTTGATGCATTTGCGTGCTCATTAAAAGCAACGATGCGACCGCTGATTGTGCGTTCATTTGAATCAGCTGCCGTGATCTGCATTGGTGTTGTTAGCTTCATTGGATCATGTCCTCCATTTGTCTAATTTCATCGGTGGTGATCGCTCCGATTTCGTACAAAATCTTGTAAATCTCTGCACGCTCTTTTTCTGATCCGCGCAAATACGCCTTGAGATCAAATTCCACGCGCTGTGTTGATGGCGTGAAATCCGGCATTGATAGACGGCTGGTGATGCTGTTCATCAGCGGTAAAAGCGAAAAGTCCAACAAAGTTTGACGCGCCGTTTGGGCGTTTTGATAGGTCATGGATGATCCAGTCGGCGCATCAATAAAGTAAGCCGGAATACCCACGGCGCGTGCTAGTTCGGTGGCAATGATTTCGCGTGCAGCGTTCAACCCAATTTGCTCTGGTGAAAATCCAACTGTTGTGAGTTCAACATCAGCATTGAGAAACGCGGTGCCGCGATTTCTACGAGCTGCGCCCCATGCATCCAAAAGTTTTGCAATGCGATCAGCTGGTAACGCTGTGCCATTTGATTTCAAAACCATCGATGGCACCGGCTCTTTTGCGTACATTGCAGCTGCTCTCTCAAGCTCTGCACCAGCACGGATTGTGCGACCAGCGCGATTTAATAATCCTTCATCGTTGCCATAAAACACAACAAGCGAACCAACACCAGACATTGGCACACGAGTTCCATCGACTGTGTAATACTCAATCTGTGTTCCGATTGAATTTAGGAAAACACCAACGCGATTTGGAGCAACGCGCCACATTTGGCGCACGCGGCCTGTATCAGCAAAAAGATCGATGATCTGAAAATACGAGAATCCCGTGAATAGTAAATCCTCACACGCCCACACCCATGATGCTGCTCCTGGTACTCGCTTGTCCGGATCGGAAATCACAACAGGTTGATCAACAATCTGGCCTGTTGTTTTGTCGCGTGTAATCATCGGAATTGTTGCAATCGAATTGCAAATCATGTTTCGTGCACGAGCTATCGCCGGCACACTCATTGCTTCTTCGCGGCTTGCAATGTAATCAGCTCCACCAAATGGGAAAAAAGCATCCAGCGTTGGAGCTGGCCCAATTTGTGCAGCTACATCAGCACCGCGCTGAATCGCGACAGTTTCAATGGTGCGCTTTCGATCAAATAATCCCATGAGAGGATTTTCTCAAAATGTCAAGCATCAACCCACTAAAATGTCGATTTCGGTTTCTGGGCGTGTCGCAAAGTGTGTTGCGAGAGCGGCTGCTACGGCTGCACAAACAGCTGTGCCGCTGGCACGCCTTCCAATAACCCATCCACCATCACCACGGCGCAATTGCACAGCTGAGAGGATTTGCTCTGTCAGCGATGATTGGTTTCGGTGTTTTAGACGACCCGAATTGATTGCACCCAAAAGCTCATCACAAGCTTGCGGATAGTCGCTGTCCATGTCATGGATTGGGATACCGGCCGGCTGCATACGCGCTGCAACAGCTCCGGATGTGCGCCGTGAATAAAGCAAATACTCAATCGGGTATTTGCGGCAATACGAGGCAGCATCGTTGGCAATTGCCCGATCATCAAGCTGGATTGTGTTTTCCCATGTATGCAACAGCTTCACGACAAATGACTCCGAGCCAAGCTTTTGAGCTGCAACCAATGCCGCGTGTTTTCTGTCCGGTGAAATGTCGATCGCCATCCATGTGAGCTTGTCCTCATTAAGGTCAATTGTCTCATCGCCACACTCTTGCCACTCTTTGGCACCCACAACGCTTGAGATTGTCTGAACCCATCGATTCAAAACCTCTGTCATTACAACATCGGGAGGATCATTGAAAACCGCTCGTATGTTATCCGGGTGAATTGTGATCCCAAGGCCGGGATTTGCAAAAGCTGCATTTTCGAGCGAAATCTCATCGGTTGGAGCCGACCACTCAAAATAGCCCACATCATCAGATGCGCCACTAGCTGCGGCCAATCCTCTTTCGCGCAAAAGATTCAAAACGACCGAGTGAGAATCACCAGCTGAGGAAAAGCAATTCACTTGTGGATTTTTAGCCGCCATCAAGGTATAGCGCATAGCGGCAAAGGTTTCCATGTCGTGTAGCTCTCGGATTTCATCCATGTGGATGGTTTCGGGTTTTGACAATCCACGAGCTGCCGATCCTCCAGCTTTGATGATGAATCGATTGCCGGTGATTGTCTGGATTTCCTCGGCACCATGTTGCCAGCGGATGCGCTTGACCTGATTGGCCAAATCCGAGTTTTCCTCAATGATCTGCACAATTGCCCGAAATTGCTCAAGAGATGTCACCAATCTGTGAGCTGTGGAAACTTGGAGCGATTCATCCCAATGAAATAAGCCCATGAGGATTCTGGCCATCATGTATGTGCTCTTACCATTTTGACGAGCAACTGTGGCCACCGAAATGGGATGGTGGTAGCGGCCATCGGGTTTCATCTTGAGCGAGTGTTCGGCCAACCACTTTTGCCACGGCATAAAGCCATCGGGAAAGATTTGATCAGCGAAATCGATCAGTTCAAAGCCGCGTGATGGCAAATCATTAAGCGGTGAGTGGATTCGTGGAGCTGTTACCGGCGAAAAAACCGATTGCAGCCCATCTGAGACGATTTCAGCCGTTGGGCTACCAATCATGACCTGATCATCACTATTCATGACTTTGGCTCATGTTTTGGGGTATAAACAGGCCAT